GCTGCAAATAATACAGCAGTTGGTTATGATGCTTTAGTAGCAAACACCACAGGTACTTATAACGTAGCTGTTGGAGCTAATGCCTTAGATGCCAACACGACTGCAAACGATAATACAGCTATTGGTTACGATGCTATGTCAGTAAACACGACAGGCTCGGAATGTACGGCTGTAGGTACTGAAGCTTTGAATAAAAATGAAACGGCAGCTAATAATACAGCTATGGGTTATCAAGCTTTAAAAACTTTTGAAGCAGATACAGATGGTCATGGTGGTAACACTGCTATTGGTAGTAGCGCTATGCGAGATGCTACAACGGCTACTAATTGTGTAGCTATTGGTTATCTTGCTTTAGGTGACGGGGTTATGACAGGTGATAATAATATAGGTATTGGTCTTGGAGCAGGTAAATTTATAACTTCAGGTGTTGATAATGTGTTTATTGGTATAAACGCTGGAGACGCAGTGACTGAAGGTAATTATAACATTGGAATTGGTAAAAATGCTTTAAGTGCAGAAGACGGGCATGGAAGAAATATTGGTATTGGTTTTCAAGCTTTAGGATCGTTAAATGCAGGAGCTGATGCTTACAATACTGCTGTAGGACATGATGCAGGTAAATTTGTTTCAACAGGTGTATCAAATACACTGCTAGGTGGTCAAGCAGGTGATGCTTTAACTACTGGTAGCTACAGTGTTGCTATCGGACACCTTGCTTTAACAAATGAAGTTTCATCTA